CAGACCTTTGTCTTCCGTTTTAGTTGCTGTCTCAGGAATTGGCGTAGCACCCAGAGCGGCCAACGGCGCAGAAAGCGATTGCATTGGCGAGCCGACATAGCCAGCGTATTGGTTTCTTGCGGCGTCGATAAGCGCTTGCTGAATGCCCTGCTGCAACAAGCCTTGCTGCTGCTGGTTTTGCTGGATGGTTTGACCAGTGTTGAATGCTTGCTGGCCTAAGCCACCAAGTTGACTAGCTGCGCCAAGTCTGGCTTGACGGTCTGCCATTGCAGCCTGCAACGCTTGGCTATAATTTTGCTGACGCTGCTGCGCTGCAAAATCTCCGGCCATGCGACCATACTCGCCAGCCATGACGCCTTCAGCAACACCTTGGCGTGATCCGCCAAACGCATTGGCCGCTGTGGCTTGAGCGCCAAGCTGGTTAGATGCCATTTGCTGTTGACGGGCAATGTCTTGCTGCGTTCTATCTATAACTGCGCCAGTGTAAGGATTGGCATAAGCTCCGACATTTAACGGCGCTTGCATTGCGCGCTGAGTTCCGCCTAGCGCGCCTTGCAAAGCACCAGCAGAAGCTTGGTTTACGTTGAAGCCCTGTTGTGGAGCCATTGGCGCTGGCTGGTAGGTTGCGTTTGGCATCGCATTTGGTTGCGCTGCCATTGTTGGTGCTGGTGCTGCTCCGCCCATTTTATAATTCCTTCTGTGCGTTGCGCTTTAAGAAAGTCGCGCCGACTGCGTATGAGAACGGCTCGCCCATCGCCATGATTAGTTTGCCCAGCTTATTACCGCTGTACTTTTCAGGCTTCATTGTGTGAGCCATTTCTTCTGCCCAAGCTCGAACCACTGGCCACAATACTGCGCGAACCGTTTTCGCAGCCAGCGTGTCAGTTTTAATAAATTGCGCAATTGGTGAAGCCCACAGGCGATAACCGCTAACCATAACTGGGTGTTGGCGGAAACGCTTGATGCCGTAACGTGTATCCAGCGACCAAATGTCTGCCGGAAGGTAGCCCATGCTTGCGTATGCTGTGCAGAGGACTGTTCCGCCGCTGTCGCCCGTGTCTGCACCGTTTTCTGCGTCGCTTCTGGAAATTGGTCTAGGAGAAGTTGTTGGAGCTGATGACGTAGCATCCCACAAATTAACATTCTCATTATCTTTTGCGATATAAGAACCAGTCGACATATCGTAATTCATGCCAGCCGGAGCCGCCGCTATCATCTCTGAAACAGTTGGCGCTTCGATTGGGTTATTAGCTCCGCCAACATTGTATGATGGGCCAAGCAAAACTCTTCCTGCAAGAGTGTTACTAGCAAGGCCCGTCCCAAGTTCGCTAATGTCGTTCATCATTTGAGTGCCAGCGCCAGCCGGAGACGTATTGGTAATGCCAGCAGCCGGATTTGTTATTGCGCCACTTGCTTGTTGATCTGGCAGCCAATTTCCGATCCCACCAGTAGCATTAACAACCGCAGGAGTAATCCCGTAACCAGTCGATTGCCCGTATGGATCGTTTGCCGCTTGCTCTGATTGCCAAGCGTAAACGTCCTGAAAGGCGTCGTTGTAATTTGGGTTTGTTGGGTCAGTTCCAAGTATTTGCTGAGCCGTCTGAATGTTTGCAGGCGTATTTGCAAAAATATCAGCGTTAGGTTGAGCAGCCAAGCTAGGGTCAGCCGCTTGGTCTGAAACTTCATAAGTAATGTTTCCACCACCACCACCGCCACCACCACCACCACCACCGCCTCCGCCTCCGCCATTATCTGTCGGAGCTACGGGAGCCGCTGGGCCTGTTGGATAAGATGTATAGTCAATTGGAGCCTGCGCGTTTGAACCAGCAGCGCCAGTAAACGGGTCAATGAAGAAGCTATCAATGTAATCTTTTTGGCCGGGTCGCTTCTCAGCTAATGTTTGCAAGGATTGCTCATAAAGTGGGGCTGCGGAATAACCACGCACACCGTTGGCGTATGTAGTCGCGGCAGGCATTCCACCCATAATGTCTTGCTGAGATGAGGGAGCCGTCATTCCAAACGCGCCAGCAACGTCAGCCGTGTTCTGAAACGCAGCTTCTTGCATAGGCGTAAACGCAGCAACATCTGCACCGTAGTAAGGCACATAACCAAGCTGTGATATTTTCTCAGCTTTGTTCAGGTTGCGCTGCGCTGCGGCCTCAATGTATTCTGGTATTGTAACCGATGAGGACGTTGATCCACCTTTTCCGCCAGACATTATTTAAACTCCTTAACGTAAGACGAATGCTGTGGCTTCCAGCCGTGCTTCGCCAATGGTTTTTTCCAGCCAAAACGTCCTGTCATAGTCAATGCTACACATCCTTGCGCTTTGGCCCATTCTATCACATCGTCGTGCATATCCAAAATTTGACCCAGTTCGCCACCGCCAAGAAATACGTTTAACAACTTCTTTCGTGGATATACCACGATTTCAGTTACTATGCACCCCTTTGGCGTCGGCCACAACTGCATCGTGCCTTTGTAAATGCCCTCAGCCACGTCAATAAAGTCGTGAGTGCCGCCTGAGTAGTCTAAGGCAGCTTCAATCCAAGGCTTGCATCTTTCTAGTTCGTTATCCATGTAACCTCGTAATTGACAAAGTTGACGCTGGAATTGCTGGGACTGGCGACGCTGCGGCTGTGTAATTTAAAAAACCGTTGGTGCTGTCAAACATATAGTTGACCTCAAGATAATCGCCAGCAGCCACTGTAAAGATTTGGGTGCGAGACGTAACTAAGGTTGCGTTGTTCTGATGCAGCGCAGTCGCCATGCCGCTGTTGGCTGCGTCAACTCCGTTTATGCTGGGCCAAAAGTAAAAGTGTACGGTGCTGGCAGAAGTTGATGACACTTGCGCTGAAAACGCCAAGACGTATTCCCCAGCTTCCTCGAATACAATGCGAGATGCAGGCGTCCCCTGCGTAATGCCAGAGTTCCCCACCGGGGCGTCATAGGTTATTTTGTATGCAGTGTTAGCTAAGGCTGCGGTAACGTCGGCAGTCTTGATGAAGTTAGCGTGGCCATCTTCCAAAACAATCTGCCGCCACTCGCCACCTTTTGAAACCACCGGATAACCGTTCACATTATCCCACAGAATTACGCCGGGCTGAGAGGCCGAAGAGTAAGTTTCCTTAAAGCCAAGCTGATCTAAAGCCCGGCCAAGGTAGCGCCGCATATTTTCGGCCCACTGGTTTATATCCAGCGTAATAGGGGGAAGCATTCTACTCACCTACGGCCACCCGCCACTGCGTCAAGTCGCATGATGCCAACGCGCCAATCTGACTCTGCATTACCAGTTACGCGCATTCTAATCTGCCGCCCGGTAAAGCGAAGGCTGGTCGGGTTGGCCATATTATACGGGCCATAATCACGCTCAGTGTCAGTTGGATAAAAGCGCGTCTTAAACGTGGCAGTCACATCACCCAATGTGTTTTCGTCGGGTATCATTCCCCGCACAGCCATTACGTTCTCACCAACGCCGATTGCGATTGGCCCAGTTTCGGCGTATGGCGTTTGGGTTCCGTAGTTAAAGCCAATTTCCTGCTCATACAGAATACCGTCGGCAGCGATCCAGAACGGCTGGCGGAACACGCCACGGTCTACACCCGCAGTGCGGTCAATCGTGCCAGTAGTCCAAATGTTTTCAGCGTAGTCAAAGGCAACGTAGCTGTCGCATTCTATGCTGCTTGCGCTGGGATAAAACCACCATATCTCATTAAAGCGGCTGTTCACAACGGCATGAACTTTTGACCTTTGGTCATTGTTCATGTCGCTAAACACATAGTCGGAAACTTCACATGGCAAGTCTTTGACGGAGCCGCCAGCGTAGATAAAGAATGAACGCTGGCCCATCCAGACTACGCCCTCGTCAATTGACGCAGCAGCGTTGGCCGCGATTAACCCGCAAGATGTACCTACACGCTCAAAGCCATAGACAAATGGTGGGCCACTGTAAGTTGCGGTGTGGGCGTCCTGATCCGTTAGGATAAGAGACTGACCGCGTGTGCGAAGGCCCTTGAGGATAATGCCGTTGGTTTGAATTTCAATGTCACCAGCTTCGTTTGTTGCCGCTGGCGTCCACAAGTTGTTATTTTCACGGTCAGACCATGCAACCTTGCGAGGGTTTCCGCCTGCGCCAAAGGCAAACACAAACCGCTCTTCTGACACCATCATGCCGGAGCAGTCTACCGGAGCATTAGATAATACTGCCGCTGGTGTTGCACCGTTAAGCTGCCATTCGTAAATCTTGCCATCGTCTGCTGTTGTGGCCAGCAAGTATTCGCCCCAGTTTTCCAAACTCCATGTGGTAGCTGGGGAAAGGTTGCCAGTATCTTCTGACGGCAAACCATAAAGGCTGGTTCCGTAATTTCCGCCGCCGTAGCTGGTAAACGAAGTCGCGTCCACGCGGCCAGCCGTAAAGCCAGCAGGCGTAATGTCACTTACAACATTGCCGGACGTCATGGCGTACAACTTATTGTACGTTCCAAATGCCACGAACCGACTGCCGCTGTTGGTTTCCCAAGCAGCCATCGTGCGAGTAACGCCGTCTAGATCAACGCTTCCGCGCTGACGCCAGCCGCCGACGGGACGCAGAGCGCCTTCGTGCCAACGGATTAAATTAGCGTCGCGCCAACGACCTTGAGATTGGTACTCAGTGCCGTTGCGATACTGCCCCGCGGGTATGTTAAGAGGGATTAACGGCATGTGCCTTCTCCCCTTTTAAGGTTTCGTGGGCCAGTCGGCATCGTCTAGATTTGGAAAGTTTGCGTGGCTGGTAACATCACGCAAAGCCTGACGATATGTTGTCATAGCCGCGTCCATAGTTACATCCGTTAAAGCAAAGTAATCTGTTGCAGCCAGCAAGCCATCACGCTTAGTGCGATTGCTTTCGGCTACCTTGGCATCAAGGCCAGCCTGATAAGCAGTCTCATGCTCCGCCTTGGTGGTTGTTACGCCATCCTCTGTAGTGTCAGAGAACATATCTCTGGCAACATACTTTTCAACCCAGTTGCCATTGGCGTCTTGCTCAACGCCGTCACGCACAGACGTTTGATATGCGCCTGTGGTAGCCGCTGGTGAAGCTAGGACAGCCTCTAGGCTAAGGCCAGCAAGTGTCGCAGTCTTCCATGTGCGAGGCAGCGAGACGTTGCTGTAGTGGCTCCGCCATTGCCCTTGGGTTTTGACTTCGCCTGTTTCTGTGTGTCTGTATTCAGCCATCAGAGTGATCCTTTCGTGATGCCGTTGATGTAGTTATGCGATTGCGTAGAAGATGTAGGTTGAGCCACTTTCATTCATATCATATCCAGCATCGGTAACAGTAAACCCGGCGCTGTAGGGGTCAATCATGTCGTAGCTGTTGTCTTCAGCGTCAGTAGTGTTCAAGTTTAAGGCTGGATCATTCCCGGGAACAATCCCTCTGGCGGTATCGAAGACCCACCAATCACCTGTCCCACTGGACTTTTTAATCAACACAAACCTAGCACCTGACGTAAAGCCACAGTCTATATTCTGTGGTGTACCGCCAGTACCCGTGTAGCTCCCCACCTTACTCACACCATCTAGGCTTGCGAAGAGGTAGGCTATGTAGTTAAAAGATGAGCTATTATTTGTTCCGCTTCCGCTTCCTAGCACTAATTCCGTTGCACTTGGTTGACTAGCAAGTTCCTTACCTGAACCGTATACCTCTGTATCTATTTTTGATGAGGATGAGTCTAAAACTAAACGATCATACCCACTACCAGTAATATTAGCATGAACACGCCATGACACAGCGCCGTTTCGTGCTTTATAAATAATCATTTCAGGTGCAACACCAAGACTGTGGTTTAGTGTGTTGGTACTTGAATTTCCGCTGTAAGCCACAACATCGAAGAAGGAAGGCGCACGTTTCCACATCCAACCATATGCTTTATTTGAATAGACTGTGCCTGTATAGGAGCCGATACCATCATTTCTATCGTTTGTGCTGTATGCCCCACCTGAAGCTAACTCTGCGTTTGTTGCGTCAGGTATCAACCCAACGTCAGATTTGCGTAGTCTATCATATAAATACCAACTACCACTCGTAGTTACGTTACGTCTAGACAAAAACATATCAACAGCAAACCCAGTATTGTAACTTGGTGGAGTTGGTGCAGTTGTGCTTTCGCTGTCTATAGCAAAAACCTCAGTCCCAGCCTCAGGTGGAGCAAGTGGGCCACGGCGGATTGCCATGTAGATGTAGGTGTAAGAATCATTTACCCTACCACTTGCACTGGTTATCTTGAAGCCATTAGGTAGCAAATCTAAACTGTTGTCTGCGCTCCCACCATAATCCTCTGCCGCAGGGTCATTAGGGAAAAGTGCAGGGTCGCCACCGCCTGTAGATATGCCCCTCATGTTGTCATATATGACCCAGTTTTCACCCCCGGGCCTTGTTGCAGCTTTTATCAACACCCACTGAGGCTCAAACCCCAAGTCAATCACAGGGCCATCAGTAGAACCATTACCCGTATAACTACCACACTTAATAATATCTTGGTCGCCATCAGGGCCGAACCCACCGTCATCATCGTTGTGTGCGAATAGGTAGGCAACGTAGGTTTCGCCATTTTTATTAACACCTACCTGATCTCCTAACGTAAACTCAGTAGATGTTGGCGCAGTGTCATGCCAAGCAGACCCTAAATCAGATGTTGCGTCTGTTAAGTTAAGATAAAGCACTTCTGTTTCTGGTGCAGCAGTATTACCCCTATGATAGACTACCCATTTTTGGGCGCTACTGGTACGTTTCACAAAAATCATCCCAACTTCACACCCTAAATTATGAGATATTTTTCTATTTTCTGTGCTATTCCCAGTATATGTAACAATATCAAAAAATTTCTCAGCCTTCCGAAATGTCCAAGAGACCATATCCTGACCAGATACATTTATATTCCCAGCCCAATCAGCCCCAAGATTAAAGCCATTACTATTGAATTGATATAAACCATTTGTAGACCCTCCACCGCTATCATCACCTTGAGCGTTGGTAGCATTTGAAAAAAGTGGTTTTTGAACCCCTCTTTCCGTGTCATACAAGCTATGAACACCATTGTCTGTTCTGCTTTTACCCCAAACCAAACCACCTTCGCCATCAAGGTCAATGCCGTTGTTAATCGCTAGTGCTTGACCCGTACCATCATACAAATAAGTGCTGAACACCTCAGTAATATCAAGGCCAGCACCACCAGCACCACCAGCAGCGGCTTCGAGCATTTTCTTTTTAGTAGCCATTATTCAAACTCCTTATGCTAGAGCCTGACCAGCAGTAAATCCATACCATGTAGTCCCACCGTCACGGGTGGTGAACACAAACACATCCTTAGCTGAAGCTGTGGCTGTCAGGGTAGGAGCAGTAGCAGCGGGCCAATCAACAGATGCAGGCCATGTAACTGTGAAGCCAGACGCAGACCCATCTTGGATAATCTCAATGGACATGGTGTAGCCCGTGCCAGACGCTGGTGGATTGCTAAATGTGAATGTGGTGTTCTCTGTCAGTGTGTGGCTGAACGTGTTGCCTGTCTCGCAGTTAACTGTGGTGGCGTTGCTTGTGGATGTGACAGCGGCGTATGTTTCGTTGTAGCTATCAGCTATAAACTCGCCTGTTACGTCAGCCGTAATCTTTGTGTTGATCTGCGTTTGGATGGCGGAAGTTACGCCACTAACATAATTTAATTCGGTAGATGTAGCCGTTACGCTAAGGTCTGACAGTGATGACACCGTACCTTTTGCGTTTAACTGCGTTTGGACATTAGATGTAACGCCATCCATGTAGTTTAATTCAATCGTGGTAAGGGTAGCCCCGTCAAGAATTTCAAACTCAGTATTAGTAACGCCGCCAAGCAGCGTGTCTAAGCTATCCCAGTTTCCATTAAGAAAGCCGCCCCAAGCATCCTCGTCGCCACCGACTGTTGGCTTGCTCCAGCTATAATTGGTTGTGTTCGTAGCCATTACGCGGCCCTCTCTAAATAGTCTGCTTCTGTCCAAGTAGTTGATGGATCAGATGCGTCTGTCCATGTAGTTGTCGGGTCGGGTGCGTCTTCCCACTTATATCGTGCATTTACAACAGGCGTAAACCCAAGATTATCGGAAACCGCAACGTTTCTAATCCTGATATACTCTATATTAGAAGAAATTGAAATAGCAGCGGTAGAAGAGGCAACTACATCGTAAACGCCGTTTGACGTTGCCGTAAATATAACCGCCGCCGATGCCGAAACATTTCGAGTAACTTGACCAGCAGCAGTTGCAGCAAACGCAATACTTGTATTCGCGCTTGCATCTTCAGTGCTTTGGTTCTCGCCGTAGATATACGAGCCGTAAGTGTTAAGGCCGTAACCCGGTCTAAATCCCGGTATAACCTCGTAAGTGATAGCAGATACGCTGGCAATTCCGCCAAGGCTAATGCTTGCCGCCGCGTCAACAATGCGAACACCAGTCGGCTCAGACGCAACAATGCCTATGGACGTAGAAGCCGCCGCCGACACGACAGTGACGGCAGAGGCTGTAACAGAAACGCCAATAGACGCAGAAGCCGCCGCCTGCGTCGTCTCCGGCTCTCCGTACAGCCCAGAGGTAAAATCCCCAGAGCCGTATGTTGAGCGTAAAGACATTAGCTTGCCGTGATGTCTAAGTCACCCGTTGGAATACGGAACACATCGCCATCATTGATAGCTTTGGCAACTGTCAAAGCAGAATGAATAATCATGTTGCCGCCAGAAGCCGCGTCCATAATGCCGATCCAGCCCACTGTACCCCAGTTACCGCCAGAAGCCGCTGGAAACTCAATCGAAGCAGAGTTTGAAGCAGTGTCAGTTGTAACCGTAAACGCAGCAACCGTGCGAGCATAACCGCTGCCAGAAACTTCAGTCCCAGCAACACCAGTGTCAGTTGGATCAGACGTAAACAAGCCAATGTACCAAGCCGTAGGCCGGGTAACAGTATCTGTAGTTAATAAATATTTGAGAGTGCTTGTCTCAAAAGCGTTTGTTAGTGACATGGATTTCTCCGTTAGATATATCTGGTGGCAACTTACACCACTTTTTGTTTAATAGCTAGTGACCCGCATGCGGATACCCGAACCCGCAAATCTAGTGTCATCTGAAGCTTTTTGCAGTGATTGCATGGCCGACGAGTAAAGCGCAGCCCATGTTTGTGTTCTAGCGTCATCGTTCAAGTAAGGAGCAGCCTGAATAAGCGAGCCATACAAATAAATGTCAGGCGCAGTAGTCAAAAGCCAGTTGGACGCATTGCTCGCACTTAACGCAGGCGTCTTGGCGTAATACTGAAGCTGCATTTGGTAATCAGCATCAGGCGTTGGGAAAACTTCAATCGTGTCGCCGATGTTTGCGTAAAAACGCGGAATGCCGGACGTGTCGTTATTATTTTGACGATACTCAAGCATATCATCGCGCGAAATCAACTCAATCCTGTAAGTCGTGCCGGATGTTATGCCAAACCGCACAGTTTCAATCCAATCGGCAGGCATTTGCACATACCGACTATCCAGCGTAGCATCCACGCGGTTAATCATCTTGTAATGCCGCAAGTCACGATTAATGCTGGCCTCAGTTAATGAAATAAAATCAGGAATAACCGTTGTTAAGTCATCGCGGTTAAGCCAATTAGCTATGCTGGTTTGCAGCTCTGCGTATGTTGTGATTGCCATTAGTAATTCCCCGACATTTGTGCGCGGTTGACCAGCGCGTCTAGTGCATACATATCTGCGGCCTCTTTGCCCTGATTTCTCAAAATTTCGTCATAAGTCATTTGCGCGTCAACCCATTGGTTATCAATTTTCTGAGACATATTGGGGTTCATCTGGAAACCCCTTATGTCTTTAGGTAGAGCCTCTGTCTTTAACATATTTGACCCTTTAGGGGTAGAGGCAACCATTTTTGGGTAAGCCTCATCAGGAAACTGCAAATACCAAGGACGAGTTTCACCCATTGTCATATTTCCGCCAACTCTGGGAATAGTCGCATTATAAGATGCGTGAGTATCGCCGTAGTTAAAAAACCCGCCGGTTTCAGGTTCAAATGCCCTAAAGCCGCTGCTCAGAAGTGGCTGGCCAGCAAGTTCAGGGGCCGTTGATGCCCAGCGCACCGCGCCGACACTTGGAACGCCAGCGTTAAGTGCTGGGGCCGTGTCCAAAGATTTTACAAAGGCCGCGCGGTCGCCACCTTTCAAATTTGAAAGATAAGCCGGTAATTCTGAACTAAGCAAGCCCATGCCTTCTGGCAAAAACCTTTCGTTATTTTTAGCAGCACCGCGAAGTGGCACAAAATTTGGGTCAATGTTATCGGCCATTGCGGCAATAAGCTGGGCAAGGTTCATCGTTTCGTGCATACTAAAGTCGCCGCCAGCCGTACCCATTGTCATAGGCGTCACTACGGGCCGTCCGCCTTCCTCAACAGTTTTGCGCCAAACCTTTTCCTTTGTACCTAACGCAACGTCATCCGAAGCAAAGCCGCGCCCGTCAATGTTGTCGCCAAATTCGTGGCCACCTTGCTGCATAACTGATCTTGGAAGCTCTACATCGTTAATTCTGTCAAAAATTGTGTCGCCCATTGTGCTGTCAGCAACAAAGCCAAACATATCGGTAAAACCAGCGTCCTGTAATCCTTCAGCGCTTTTAAGTTGAGGCGCTTCTGTCTCAGAACTTAGCCTGCGGCCAGAAACCGACCAATCACTAGGCGCAACGCCAGATTGCTTTTTAGATGAAAATGGAGTGAATAAAGCTGGGTCTTTAGCTCGACCACCGCCGGCACGCGGCTCAGCAAACCCAGATGTCCTCTCAAATGGCACGGCAGCGGCAAGCTGTTCAGGAGTTAACCTGTCAACCGGGGCAAGCACGTTATTTGACGGCATCTGGCGCGGCACGTTGCTTGACCTAAGCTCATCCGCAGCGGCGGCAGATAATAATCCCCCAGAAGCGGATTTGTTTGCAAACGACAAATTTCGCAAGCTTCTATTTGAGTTGTCAAATCTTGCATCGTCATTTCTTAACACGGCGTCACTTTTATTGGGCCTGTCAATCAGCATAATGTTGCTTGTGCTGTCAATATCCTCTACGCCGTTTTTATAAGGGATATTTGTGTAACCCTCCGCAGCAAGACGTTGCCTCATAAACTGAGGAGCCTCTAATGATCTATCTAGATTATTTTCATCAGCTACATTAGAGAGAAATTCCTCAAGATCAGCTTCCTCCCAAATGCGTCCAGTTTTTGGATTGTTGAAAGGCTTTCTCAAATCGCCCTTGAGCGGATAAGTTAATCCGCCGGTTTGGCCTTCAACACCTAGCTTTCTAGCTTCAGCAGCAGCAGCGGTTCCAACGTGCGGCCCAAGATTGCTTGTGCCAGTTTTCATTTTATTAAAATCGAAATCATCAAAATAATTATTTGATTGCGACCAATGATTAACATCAGACCAATCTTCCCCGAAATTAGAGGTTGGGGTTGCGGGGTCTAATCCGCCACCTTTCCTTAAATTACTAGCAGCGCCGCCACCCATAGCTAAACCAGCAGCACCCATAACCTCTGGGATAAGGTCTTTCTCTGGGATAAGCCCCTGAGATGCTGAATATGGTGCGTCAAATGCTTTTAATACCGGGGCAAGTAATCCAGCTAAAAATCCGCCAAGATTGTTGTCGACTTCAAATTCACTAGTCGAGACGCCACGGGACCCTTCTTCCTTTGACAACAAGCCGCCAAAAATAGGTCTACGGCCAGACGCAGACAGCTCAGCGTCACGCGCCCTCGCCGCATCGTAAATAAACCGAAACGGGCTTGCCTGCTCCCGCCAGTAACGCATCTCATCAGGGTCTTGCTGATACGTTGGTCCAGCCATACAAACAGTCCTCTATTTTTCCAGCACAGTAGCACATTTATTTTACAATGACCACGGAGCAAGTATTACCCGCAATATCACACATCCTCTAAGCCATCCATAACCTTTTTCATGCGGTCAGACAGCTTCCAATGACCAGCGCGCCAGCGAGCAGCATACTGAGCATCCTCTAAATCCAACCCACGCCCGATGTAGGTCTTGATCCAATTATTCATGCGAATATTTTTCATTTTTGGCGATAACTTGTGAAACGGAATCTGTTTCATGCAATACCCTTTAAATTACGTTTGATTGCAGTTTTCCAGCTTGACATAGCGCCGGATAAAGCCGTCGCCGCGTCACTGGCCATTGTCAGGCACAATGCGTCGGCTAAATCCGGCGACTTCAACCCACGCCTACGCATCTCGTCCTTGCTCTCAGCCTTCATCTTGCCCGACGACGTAAACGAGTATCTAATCGCCGTCAGCTCTGACAAGAGCTGGTCGTTGTCCGGCAGCTTGCACGACCTATCCTCAAGCCAAGCCTTCGTCTTAAACCACAGCTCAGCACGCAAATTCATGTACGTCTTGCCCATCGCCGGTGATTCGCCGACATTAATACCCCTGACCGGCGCACCTAACTCACGCAAGCGGTCAACCACGCCACCGCCGACGCCAATACTATCAACTAGTATCTCACTAGGCCGCATACTTGACGGCAAATTTTCAAACTCAGCCATCACCCGGCCCACAGTCTGCATCAAATCTAACCCCTGCCAACTTGTTATCTCCGTCACCACGTTGCCATAACGCTTGCACAAAGCCGTCTTGTCCGATCCAAATCGAGCCACATCCAAACCCCAAATAGGCTTTACATCCGGCGTGACCTCAACATCTCGGTGAATGGCACTCTCAACCAAGTGAAACGGAACTATCGTGTTGTCATCAGCCAGAGGGAACTCACCAAGCACCCTGATCCTGAAGGCGTTGCTATCTTCCCCATATCTAGCCCGCATCTCGTCAACAAACTCATCGCTGACAAGTGGGCTTTCTATGCACGACCAACGCCGGGTCCACCAGCTATCCGACAGCCGGGTTTGGCTCTCGTAAAACGTGCCACTGGACCGCGTTGGGTTGCTCAGCAAGATAGTCGTCGCCGCGTGGCCAGACATCGAGCCAGCCGCAGCCTCGAAGACCTTCTCAGGCACACCAGACGCCTCGTCAACGACAAGTAGCACATTCTCCGAGTGAACACCGGCCAATGCTTCAGGCGTCTCAGCGCGGCTTGTGCGGGCCGATATAAACGCCTCAGATGGCGCGGCACACAGCTCAACTCGATCCGACTTAACCGTCAGCAAGACCTTCAATTGATCCGGCAGCTCGTTGATCCATCTTTTAAGTTCAGCAAACAAAGCATCGAAAAGCTGACCACTGGTCGGCGCAGTCACCACAACCTTATTCGGAAAGCGCAGCAAGACAAACCACAGCATAACCCAACTGGCCGACGTTGACTTACCCGTGCCGTGGCCACTGCGGATGCTGATCTTGCGCTCGCCAGCGGCGACAGCGTTCAGAAACTCAGCCTGATAGTCATGCGGCGTCGCGCCCAGCACCTCAGACACAAATAAAACTGGGTCGTCACGGTAACGCAGCACAAACTCTTCTAGGGGGTTGGCTTCATTCATCTGTGACGTCCTCACACTCAGCGTCAATGGCCAATGCCTCGCGCTCACGGTCAAACTTATCAATGCCAGCAAGATCAGAGTTGACTTTTCTGAGCGCGTCTAGGTGCATGTCGCTCACGCTGATCGTGACATTCGTCTGTGGCCGGTTGCCGTAGCGCTCCTGATTATACGAGCCAGCCATAAACTTGCGCCACTGGACTTTCTCGCGTGTGGCAGATATTTCCGACATAGAGCTACCACCATCCAGCGCGTCAACCATGCCCAAGCCCTCCTCAACCAGCGCGTCAGCAGCAGCGTTCTTAGCCTTGCCAATGACCGCCGCATACTCAGGCATGCTGTGTATCGTCTTGCTGAAGTATTCACGGCTGCACCCGTAACCCTCCGCCAGCTTCGTCATCGTCTTGCCCGATGCCAGCTCTTCAAACAAATACTCAGCACCACCGCGCTGGGCAATGTCAGTTAGAATTTTTTTTCGTAAAGGTTTGCCCGCCATTTTGCTTTCTCCAAAGTTTTCAAATTTTACGCTGGTTATGTGTTGGTTGGCAAGGGGTGGGGGTAGGGGCCAACGCTCTGGGTGAAATGTGGGCCGCGTGTGCGTGCTTTTCTACACACGCACACCCGGCAGAAATCCTGACCCGGGGGGGGGCATTTTGCCTCATCCGCCAGCTAAGACGCATAACGCGTATTATGTTAAATTTAATATGCAATAATTACAATGACATAACATTTATGGGGTATGATAACACCTCGCCGTCACAGTGTTTGCCTTATTGTTGCCACAATGTTGACACCTTCTCGCCTTGTTTGCTACGCGAGCAGATGCGCGCTGCAATGTGACTGTGTCTCGCGCAGAGCTTAAAAACCTACCCAACTAATCAGTGGACAGTGTCGCCATCATCAACGCTATGCAGCTCAACGATTGCCTCGACCATTGCTTGTATGACACGATCATAGTCTGACCCATCAACCAGCCTGCCGCCAATATATTCAGCTAACTCATCCAGCTCTAGTTCAGCTTCGTCGCTGTCGTCGCAGTTCAGGCTCATCTTCAGTTCTATTCGGTACGCCATCGGCTTCCCCTTAAAAAAACGCCCCTGACTGCACTTGACGCAATCAGGGGCAGAGTTGTCGGGCTACCGGGAGAACATAGCCCGCAGCCTCAGTCTAAGCGCAACTGCGCCCAGAAATCAACCTCAGTTGCATTTAGGCTCACCCGGCATCCTTTGAGCTGTCAGCGGCCATCTCACCGGCCAACGCCGCATACCCACAAATATCCACGAAGTTGTCGAGATGCGGCGAGGCTGACCCGCCGATACTTCTGCTGACCTTCATCAGCACCATCATGGATGCCACGTCAACTGCGCTAAGCTCCACGCCTAGATAAGTTGACCAGAACGCAGCTATGCGGCTGTGAGACGTCGCGCTGTCTCCGTATGTGTCGTGTCGATCCTTGCTTATCAAGTGACCGGCGCTCTTGAGTATTTCGTCACGTTTCATCTTATCTTCCTTCAATCATGCCCAAATGGGATTTCATCATCATACAACCTAACGTCAACAATCTTGGCGTTGGGAAACTTGTCTACCACTGCGGCCATCATCTCGTCTGTGCGCACGCTTAGGACGGCGCACACGTCGCTCAGATGATACACGGCCCACGTCGGCCTAGCCTTGCGCACTGCGGCCAGATCACCGCTGGCGAGGAAGCAATATATCTTGCCGCCCCATTCAACGATATGGCCATCAACTTGCGGCGGCTTGAAGCCGTCGACCCTTGCTTTCTCATTCATCATCTTGAGCGCCTTTATGAGAGACGCAGCCAACTCCGCACAGAGCGTGTAATTGTCTGTCATCATGGCGGCGTCCAGATCACCCTTCAGCTCTCTGTAGCGCAGCGCGTAAGCTGGCGGCACACTCTCAACCAGCGTATCACCCCAGACCATTGCCGCCTTAGCCGACGCGGCACTAAACGGGACCACTGCCGCTGCTACCTTGTAGTGGACCGGCTCACCGTAGTTAGTGTGCTTACTTTCAAACTTACCACGATTGGCCATCGCCGCTTTAGCTGATGCCGACTTTGGCTTTCCTGCTTTAACTTTATTAACCATTGTGGACCAACCCTTTTAACCTATTCCAACCCTGCCAACCGAAGCAAGGACGCAAAACTGCGACTTTGACGGGGCTTGGCGTCAGCCAAGAAAGCCCCGGCAATGGCGCTGCTGGTCGTCTCAAAAAAAGAGAGTGTTGGCATTGGCCAACTCTTTTTAGACCTGCGTCTTGACAAAGTGCGCCACTGGGTGTAAATTTCCGGAGGAAATTCAGTAAATCCAGTGGCGCACTATATAAATAAGGTGTTTGCGATATTTCCGAATCACCCTTAATTTCACGGCTTTCAGCCAAATGCGCCAGTCGCGCCACTGGTGCGCCACTGAGAAAATCCACTGGCGCACTACTCAACGACATCAAAATCTTCTTCTCTTTCGGCTTCATTGATCCGTTTTCTTAGCTCATAGATAAACGCGCTCAACGGCTCAATGGCCTTCTCGTACTTAAACTGTCCTTTTGACTTGTGTGGCCAGAAGTTCATCTCAACGTCGTCATCGCCTATCTTGGTGACGCACTGGATGTGCCACGGAGCCTTGTCACGATTTGGCCAATAAAACTCAAGACTTGGGTTGCTGTTTGCGAACCAAGTAAACTCAAGCGCGTTTTCTTTTTCCTTTCTGTCGTGATACCTGTGAAAGCAATCTTTAGAGTCCCCTGTCCATCCAACTATACTCATATTCCCATCTCCCCAACTCTACCTGTTGACATCACGCCGCCACGCTCCTTGCGCTGGCTTGGGCTGTGATACTGTTGCTCTTCAATCAAGCCCTCATCCATCCACTTGCGCAGAATTGACTTGGCTTGCCCGCTGGTCTTCGCGTCGTCTATGTTTGGGAACACATAACCCGTGATGACTAGGCCAACCCAACGCTGCCGGTCTTGCGGCCTGATTGAGTAGCGCTCGCCATCCTCTGGCCCCTTGTCGATGAGTGCCAGCATATTGTTGACTACACTGGTTGACATGCCTGACCACTGATCTGGCAGGTTGAACTCAACGGCCACGCCAATGTATTCTTCGTTGTCGAGTTTGACGCCAATCATGCGCCGGTAGACTGCCTTGTCTGCTGGCGCGCTGAGATTAGCCTTGCCGTCATCAACCCTAAACAGACCTCTGGCGCTGTCTTCCGGCACGCCCAGCGCGGTTGCGTCTTCTAGGCTAACCCGGTTGATAACTCTGGCTGCTCTGGCCGCACCAATAAGTGAGCCTGCGCCTCTGACGCTATCGATGTCAGCGTCAACGCCGTTGCCCTTTCTAACGTGATGCACGACGTGAATGGCGACATTGGCCTCTCTGGCCAGCTTGCGCAGCATTGCGACCACCACTTGCACACTCATATTTGAGTTTTCATTAACTTGGTGAACTGAGACAAATGGGTCAATTATGACTAAACCAATATTGTTGGCTTTGATCTTGTCGCGCATTAAGTTGAGCAGGGCGTCATTTTGGATGATGCCGTCCCTCGTCTCAGCGGCCAGCGTGATGCCAATTGTGTCTTCCGCATCCATAAACAACTTGCCGTCAATGTCATCGTGGCTGACCTTGTAATGCTTCATGGCCGCTGCCAAGCGCAATTGCATTTCTGACAGATCGTCCTCTAAATTAATTATCCAAGTGTTTGTCTGCTGAATTACCTTCTCGTTCAGCAATGGCCGATTCGTTGCAACTGCCAACGCCTCAACCATAGTAAGCGAAGTCTTGCCTATGCCACCGGCGGATGCCGTGACGCTAACAAAACCTCGAATGTGGTGATGACCATAAACCCACTGCCTGCGCGGTAAACTTGCCTCATCGAACCGGAAAACCCTAGTCGGCCATTCCTGCCTCTGTGTAGGCTTAGGTTGGACCTCTGGCGCAATCTGGGCCTCTGGTACGGTGTCAAAGTCGTCTAAGCCGTCATCAGGCTCGTATTCGGCCTCTGGTGCCGCCTGCTTGACCTCTTCAAACGGGCTGGGCCGCAATTCGGCTGCGTAAGTCCTGACAGCCACCCGCATGTCGTTCCCATGCTCGTAGAAGCAATAAAGGTCGAATGCGTCGCCCCAGCAGAACTCTGCGCTGGTTTGGCCGATGCCCGCCGCCATGTCTGAACCTGACAGGCTGACCCAATGCGTGCCGAAATCTTTGGTGGCGTGAGAGCCAGACGTCTGCATTGGTGAGCGGTAGCTGTCGGAGCGACCTTGCTTCTCGTAGCCATGCTTGACCATCAGGTCGGCAATCGTGTTGCTACGATTAAACTCGGCAACTGGATCACTCTCACCAAACTTATTTTGCTTTTCTTCACGTTGCTGCGCTCTGATTGCACGCTCGGCGGCGGCACGTTGCTCAGCTATCTCGGCATTCTTCCGCCTAAAAATCAAGTTTGCCCAGATTGTGCTTTCCTTTGGCACCATCAGGCCGTCACCGCGATTGCGTGCGCCGTGGTAAAATAGAGGGTTGCCTGCGTCATCGCGTTTGGCTGGCGGTACGTTTGGAAGGTAGATTGGCTGACCGGTGCGCGATAATGCTGGGTCACAAGTTATACCTTCGGCGGCTAACAGTTCAAACAGCGATAACTGGGCGTCAACGTAATCCTCACCCGATATAGGCTCTGACAGCGGGATAAGTGCGCGCCACTTGCGGTTGTCTTCGCTGGCCCCGGCTGACGAATAAAACAGTGAGGAAGCATTGCCGGTGATTCGGTCAACGGCTGTGCGCAGCTCTGTGAGAGACGGGTCGCCCTCGTCCACGTCAATGGCCAGCATCCAGTATTCGCCGCGCTCACGTTGGGCTGCGTGGCTTCTTCCGTCATGCTCACGATAAGTTGATGGGATAATGAATGCGGCTTTTGACTTCTCAATGGCCTGCGGTTCGTCAACCAGTGCCGCGATTTCCTTCAGCTTGATTGGTGAATACTGTGAACCGGCTTCGTTTATGCGAGTGTCCAGCGCACCGGCTGCAAGTAGCATCTCAACCTTGCCAACGTCGCTTGTTTTTGTTAAAGTTTTCATATTCGGACTTTCTCCAATCAATCGGTCTGTTTTCCTAGTGGAACCCCGGCAGTGTCCCAACTGCCGGGGCTTTCTTTATCAAAACGGTATTTCGTCATCCTGTAAAGCTGCTGGCGCTGGGGCGGCTACGGTTTCAACCGCAGCAGGCCCGAAGTCGTCCAGCGCTGCGTCAAGTCCACCCTGCATAGTTGTGCCGACTTCATCAAAGTCATCTAAGCCACCGCCGCCGTAGACCGCGTGGGTAACTTGCACGGTGTCAATGAGCAAACTGATGCCGCCATTGCCGTCTGGGTCAGTTACTGGATACGCTGTGGCTTTAATGCTGCCCTTTGAGCCGCCCCAAAATGCCAAGTCAGCCAATGGCTGCTTCATGCCATCAATCACGCGAGGCTTTTCGTTCAGCACACCTTGGCTGTTTGTGCCGTTGCGTTTTGCGCGAAACTCAAAGTTTCCGCTTTCAAGCTTCTTCATACCGAAGACTTTTGAGAACGGTTCAGTGCGATTGCAACTTTCATAGTGCGCTTTTAATTCAGCGTGCAGCTTGCCAGCTTCGTCCTTTGGCATTTCCCATGAGATTGAGTAAGACGCGCCGGAAGCACTTGGGGCGCATTCCTCGCTCTGTTTTTGAGCTGTGTTAAAACGATAAGTGCCGTTTAACTTCGGATACTTAAATTCCACGTTTCGGATCATCGTCGGTTTAAAGTCAGTATTAGCCATGTTTTAGTCTCCTAGTTTTAAAATTCGGCTGCATCCAATTGCAGCCATCTTGGTAGTACGACCACATTGGTCGTGTCGGACCAACCAGTGTCCCATCTCTGGGCCTCGTTGGCTTTGGCAATCTTGTGGAGGGTTTCGTGCATCTTATGCTTGCCCCACGCAAGATATTCGGGTGATAGAATGTTCGTTGATACGGCATATGGTGCCGACTTTTCAACATTTACGAAAACAAATTGGTCAACTGGCCAGCCAGCGCAAGTCATAGCATGAAGATAGAAGGCGGCTTGTATTGCGTAATTATACGAAACCATGTCCTTGCCTACGCCTCTGGGTGAAGCGTCCTGACACGTCTTCAAGTCATATATTACGCCCTTGGCATCCCAAAAGCTGTCTGGGCGGCACTTGATATTTAGCTGGGTTGACGGGTCAGTGGCAAAGAAGCTGGCCTCGTTGACCGTTGTGTCGCCCGCCATGCGCTGGCCTGCTGGGTGGAACAGCACGCTGTCGGCTACATTCCGCGCAAGGTCATAATCGCTGGCAGTCAGCAGCGTCTCGCCGTTTGCCTGCGCCTCTTCATATAGATCGGTCCAAGCCTTGCCGCGCCGGGTATCTGGCCCACGCACCATGCCCTTGCCGTCTTCCAGCACCATTGCATGCACACAGGTTCCAATGTCAAACACTGGGCTGGACTTGTAGACCTTGGCCTTCCAGTGCGCCAGCGACTTGCTGTGAACCATCTTTGCGTCACTTGAGCTGATTGCATCCTCATCGTGATATTTAGCGTTGGTCATTTTATCAGCGGTTATCATAAGGGAAATCCTTTGGCGTTAGCTCTGGAAGACCTTTGGCGGTTTCGTTTCTGCTAATAAGTCTTCGGATGCGAAAAAAACCTTTATGCTCCGGGAATCTATCCATGTACCATCTGGCGTAATATGGTTGATGATTATTGTTTACTTTGAACGTAGATTTACCGTCCTCGCCAACAGTGTCGGTTTCCCAGCGAATGCGTTCAAAAATTGCTTTTGCTGAATAATTAGAAAAGCCTCTTCCAGACATTTCTCGGGTAAACTTTACATACAAAGCCCAAACATTTGGATTTGACAAATGAAATTTACGGGCGGATTTCTCTAGTTCATCTTTGCGTGTTCGAGGTGATAAATCCTCATGCCTTATGTTGCTATTCATCACATTTTCTCCCTAGCAATAAAACAAAACGTCTCAAAGTCTGTTTCGATTTGGCCTTCGCCGTCTTCCATTACGGCTGACAAAGGCATTACGCAGCGGATTTGCTTGCGATCATATTTATAGATCAGGCAAGGTATTTTGCATTCAAGCTCCGCTGCAACTTCAACTTGCACCCACCATGCCGGTGATCCGCCGATTGGCCCGTCTCTGTACCGCTTCAGCTCCAAACTGAACGGAAAGTCAGGGTTATCGCATATCAAGTCAGCGTGAGACACTGCCCGATATTGCTCTAGGTCGCGCTTGAACTTTATGCCAAGCTCATCAAAGAGCATCTTGGCAATTTCACGCTCAAAGCTTGCGCCCTTATTGCGACCATTGACCATTAGTCAGCCGGTGGCTGTTTAACTTCGACGCCCAACTCAGCGGCCTTAGCCACCGCAGAAGAGCGCACAAAGGCTGCGAAAGAAAGGCCCGTCTTGCGACATGCCAGCGCCAGCGCCTGCTGCTGTGCCGTGGTAAATCCGATTGTTTGTTTGTGATCCATGTCACCCTCCATTTGATACTCAACTTTCTTAGCGTGTAATTAATACTGGCACAACCCCAAATAAGTGCTTGCGCATACCTTTTTGGTATGTCATACAATATGAGTAACTAGGAAACAAAGGAATACAAACATGACACCGAATAAATCACAAATCAAAGCGCGTATCGAAGAGCTTGAAGTAATGCTGGCTGATGCCACTCCAGAACAGATTGCAAAATCTAAAGCCGACAGTGT